ATGCATCTGTTACAACAATTACATTAGATTCAGTTTGGCAATTTCCTACATCTGGAACTTTATTAATAGGATCTGAACAAATTACTTATACAGGAACAGATACAGATTCCATGACTATTACAGGTTGTACTCGTGGTGCAAATGGTACAACTGCTGCAATTCATGCAGATAATGCTACAGTTTATGATTATAATTCTATTACATATGGACCCGATGATATTTTAGAAATGGTTTATAGAAATACAGAACAAGTTCCTGTAGTTGATTTTCCACTTACAAAAATTAACAGATCTGCTTACAGTGGTTTATCTTCTAAATTTGCAACAGGTCAACCTACACAATATTACGTACAAAGATTTATAGATAAAATTACAATTACTTTATATTTAACACCGGGAACAGATCAGGTAAATAATGTGATTCAATATTATTATGCAAAAAGAATTCAAGATGTTGGAGCTTATACAAATGCAACAGATGTTCCATATAGATTTGTCCCATGCATGTGCGCAGGACTAGCTTATTATATTTCATTAAAACTTGCTCCACAAAGAACAGAAGGTTTAAAATTATTATACGAAGATGAATTAAAAAGAGCATTAGAAACTGATGGCTCTTCTTCAAGTTCATTTATAACACCAAAAACTTATTATCCAAATGTCTAATTTATCAAGAGGAAAATATTCATATATGATTTCTGACCGATCTGGTCAGAGATTTCCATATCAAGAAATGGTGCAAGAATGGAATGGATCATGGGTACATATTTCTGAATATGAAGCAAAACAACCACAACTTGAACCAAAACCAACTGTTGCAGATCCACAAGGTTTACAATATGCACATCCAGATAGAATTGAACCACCTGTAATTATAGAACTTACACCAAATCCTTTTACAACAATTAAGTATGCGGGAAATACTTACATCAATGTGTTTTCACAAAATCATGGAAGATCCACTGGAAACATTGTTAGATTTAGAGGACCACCACAAGTTAATACTGTAGGAACTCCATCTAGAGAAGACTCATTTGATGATGTACCACATTTTGATAATGTAACAGATATTTCTAATGCAAATGGTTTTACAATTACAGTTGGTAAAATTGATTCAGCAGGATTAGTAAGTGATCCATTGAATTATTTTTATTTCTTAAGTACAAGTACAGCAACAACAGGAGATATTTCTGGTGGTGGAGCACAATGCTCTGCAGGTCCAGTTACACTACAGGCTTAATATGACATATTCAGAATTAGTTACAAAAATTAGAGATTATACAGAAGTAGATTCTAATGTATTTACTTCAACTATTATAAATGGATTTATTGAAAATGCAGAATTTAGAATATTAAGAGATGTAGATTCTGATAATAATAGAAAATATGACACTTCAACTTTTGTAGTAAGTCAAAAATATTTAAATACCCCTGCTAATCTTTTAGTCATTCGTTCTGCAGAAGTTATTAATGCAGGAACAAGATCTTTTTTAGATGTTAGAGATATGACTTTTATAGATGAATATAACTCATCAGGTGTAACGGGTGTTCCAAAATATTATGCAAACTGGAATGAAAATACTATACAATTTGCACCTATTCCGGATCAGGCTTATACAATTCAATTAAATTATATCTTGAAACCTGTTGGATTATCGTCTACAAATACGACTACATATTTAAGTCAACAGTTTCCCAATGGCTTATTATATGCTTGCTTAGTTGAAGCTTATGGATTTTTAAAGGGTCCAACAGATATGTTGCAATACTATGAAAATAGGTATAAACAAGCTATCGAAGGATTCTCATTAGAACAAATGGGAAGAAGACGAACTGATGAGTTTCTTGATGGAGAACCTCGTATAGTTCGAAAACCACAATAAGGAGAAACAAGTATGGCTATTACACAGGCGTTACCAAATAGTTTTAAAAAACAACTATTAGATGGTGATCAAGATTTTTCAACTGCTGGTTCAGGTGGAGATAAATTTAAATTAGCTCTTTATGTATCTACCGCAACACTAGGTGCTTCTACAACTTCATACACAACAAGTGGAGAAGTTACTGCATCAGGAGATTATACTGCGGGTGGTAAAGCATTAGTAAATTCTGGAACATCAGTTGTATCAACAGTTGCATTCACAGATTTTGCTGATCTATCATTTACAGGTGTAACAATAACTGCAAGAGGTGCATTGATTTATAATACTTCATTTTCTAATTCTGCAGTTGCAGTTTTAAATTTTGGATCAGATAAAACAGCTACAGACGGTACATTCACAATTCAATTTCCAGCTTTCACATCTACAGCGGCCATTATCAGAATCTCTTAATAGGAGTTTAAGTCATGTCTGACATTGTTGACGGTTGGGGTAGAGGCACCTGGGGACAGGGTGCTTGGGGTGAAAATATTCCAGTTGAAGTCACAGGTCAAAATTTAACAACAGCTTTAAATTCAGTTACTGTAGCAACTACAGCAAATATTACTGTTCTATTAACAGGACAAAATTTAACAAGTGTTTTAAATAGTGTTGGAATTTCCGCAGATGGAAATGTTTCTGTTCCAGTATTTGAAAATCCATTAATTACAAGTTTAAATAATGTAAATGTTTTAGCTAATGCTAATGTTTCATTAACAGGTCAAAATTTAACTACAGCTTTAAATTCAGTTACAGTTTTAGGAACAGCAAATGTTTCATTAACAGGTCAAAATTTAACAACTGCATTAGGTGATGAAACTGTTAAAACAGATGTTAATGTTTTATTAACGGGACAAAATTTAAATACAGCTTTAAATTCAGTTACAGCTCTAGGAACAGCAACTGTATCTTTAACAGGTCAAAATTTAACTACAGCTTTAAATTCAGTAAGTGTAGCAATTGGTGTCCAAGTACCTGTTACCGGTCAAAATTTAACAACTGCATTAGGCGATGAAACAGTTACAGGAACAGCTAATGTTTCTTTAACAGGAACTCAATTAACAGGTGTTTTAGGACAAGTTGATCCAAGTCCTGATGTTGCATTGGTTGGTCAACAAGCTACTTTAACTTTAAATTCAGTATCTATTGAGGTTGGAGTACAAGTTAATGTAACAGGCCAAAACTTAACAACTACACTAGGAAATGAAACAGTAGCTGTTGATGCTATTGTAAAACCAACAGGTCAACAATTAACAACAAGTCTAGGTACAGTTAAATTTAGTATATGGACAGAAGTCAATACTGGTGATACAGTCAATTACACTAGTATAAATACAGGAACCTCTGTGAATTGGACAGAGATTGACACTGCTGCATAAATAATTTAAAAACAACAAGGACGTAAATATGGCATCAAGTTATTCTACAGATCTTAAACTAGAACTCATGGTCACAGGCGAAAACGCCGGTACGTGGGGAACAAAGACAAATACAAACTTAAACTTATTACAACAAGCTGTTGCAGGTTATCAAGAAGTTAGTATTGCAGGTGGAGCTCAAACTACAGCTCTTGCAATGTCTGATGCTGCATTATCCAATGCAAGAAATGCGGTTATTAAATTTACAGGTACAATTACAGGAAACCAAATAGTCACTATCCCTGATGGAATTGAAAAAGTTTACACTATTTATAATGGAACAACTGGAGCTTTTACGGTTCAATTTAAAACAGTTTCAGGCACAGGACCTACATTTTCAACAACAAATAAAGGTGCATTATTAGTTTATTCTGATGGAACGAACATTGTTAATGTAAATTCTTTATTAAAAACAATTAGTTTATTTACTTTACCAACAGCTGATGGTACAAGTGGACAAGCTATAACTACAGATGGTTCAGCTAATTTAGGCTTTACAAGTGTGGCTAGCGCTGGATTTTCGATTGCAATGGCAATTGCATTATAATATAAGGAAATACTATGGCACAAAATTTTAGAAGATATACTAACAACAATGTAGGAACTTCTGCTGTTACAGCTTTCACAGCAAATAGTTATGATACAGTTATTGGAATTTCAGTTTCAAATATATTAAGTACAACAGTAAACGTTGACGTTTACATCAATGATGGAACTAATGATATTTATTTAGTTAAATCTGCACCAATCGTTCCAGGATCTGCTCTACAAGTTCTAGATGGTGGTGCAAAATTTGTCATGCAAAATGGCGACGCTTTAAAAATAGTATCAGATACAGCAGCATCGTTAGATGTTTGGACATCAGTCGTAGATGATATAAGTTCATAGGAGAATCTATATGCCATATATTGGAAATACTCCTGCATTAGATTACATAAGTTACGCAGTACAAAATTTCACAGTCACTGCTGGCACAACTGTTTACACATTAGATTATTCTGTTGCAAATGAGAATGACATTCGTTTAGTCATCAACAACGTTATTCAAAGACCAGGTGCATCGTATGCATATTCAGCAACGGGTACAACTTTAACATTAACATCAGCAACTTTATCAACTGATACAATGTATGCAGTATTTATTGGAAGAGCTGTGCAAACAGTAACTCCTCCTGCAAATTCTATTACTAACACAATGTTAGCTCCAAGTGTAATTACAGGTCAAACTGCAGAAACTTCAGTTGCAGGTGGAGATCAAATATTAATTTATGACGATTCTGCCACAGCATTAAGGAAGATGACTAGAACTAATTTTGTTGCAGGATTAGGTAGTGGATTTGATACACAATTATTTCATGTAAGAGATGAAAAATCTGCTAGTACTGGTGGTGGTTCTACTGTTACTGGTTCTTTTCAAAAAAGAACTTTAAATACTACACTTACAAATGAAATATCTGGTGCGTCTATATCATCATCAGTAATAACTTTACCTGCTGGAACTTATTACATTAATGCAAGAGTACCTTTTTATGGTAATATTGCTCAAGTTAAAGTAAAATTAAGAAACACATCAGATAGTACAGATACTTTACTTGGTAGTAATAGTTATCAAGCTGCTAGTATGATAAATGATTATTGGGTAATTGGTAGATTTACAATAGCATCATCAAAAAATTTTGAATTACAATATCGTTGTGATCTTGTTGTTGCTACTGAAGGTTTGGGACACCCATCAACTTATGCAACAGAAGTCTATGCTGATTGTCAAATATGGAAAGTAGCTTAATATGAAATACGCATTAATTAAAAACAATAAAGTAGAATTAATATCATACGAACCTATTGAAGGTTATATTGAAGTATCAGATAATGTATTTGCTGATATGATTAGAAAACCAGATAGCACATTTGACTACACAAATGAGTTTAAATTGGCACACACAAAAGTAGAAACATACGAAGATAAAAGAATTAAAGAATATGGTTCTATTGCAGAACAAATTGAATTTATAACTGAAAATGGTTTAGAAGCTTGGCAAACAAAAGTTAATAGTATAAAAGCTAAGTATCCAAAGGAGAATAACTAATGCCAGTAAGCCAGGTCCCTTTCGCCGGAATCTCCAATCCTGTTGACTTTAGAAATATCTTTATCAATGGGGATATGCAAATTGCACAAAGAAATACAAGTGTGGCTTCTATAACTACATCTGGTTATTATACAGTTGATAGATGGAGAGTTGGTATAAATTCACTTGGAACTTGGACAATGTCACAATCAACTGATGTTCCATCAGGACAAGGTTTTGCAAATTCATTAAAATTAGATTGTACAGCTGCTGATGCTTCACCTGCTGCGGGTGATTTACTTTTTGTATCTCAAATTGTTGAAGGA